AGTTAACCTAGGAGGTTTCTTATGAACGTTATGACTGGATCTCCAAAGATCAAGTCACGCTCACTTCCCGACACTGTTGTTACGGATTCATATTCAGATGTTTACAACAATCTGAATGTGTTACAGTCCCATAATTTCAATGGGAACTATACCGAATCAACATTTGGGGAGCAGATTGCTTACACAACTCTTCGCAAGAATCTTCGAGCGAAAAGTAATCAGTGTCAGCATCTAAAAGAAACTTTTCATTACAGTGGTGGTAGCGGGGCCATGCGCTTGCAAAACGCATCTCCCGCTGGGTGGTACACGGATTACCGTGGACATCACGCCAACTGCTGTAACGCCAAGGCTTCCATTATCAATGCCGTGGAAACTCAATTGGTTCGCACCAAAGGAGCTGTACTCGGCTATGATGGTCAATCTTGGATAAATTCCGTTTGGGATTATCTTCGACCTGACCTTAGAACAGTTTCTATCCCTAATTTCCTTGCGGATATTGAGGATTTAAAGGACCTGTTCCAAATTTGGAAGAAAAACGTGTCTATTGCAAAGAACCTGGCTGGTGCTCATCTCAATTATAAGTTTGGTTGGAAGCCTACTGTAGGCGACCTCTCAGACATGATTGAGGGAGTTACTAAGCTAAGGGCTAAGCTAGCGGCTTTCAAGAGTCAACTCGGACAGACCATACAAGGGTCTCGTGGAGTTACTCATGGGCTGCCAACTTCTGCAACTGGTACCATTGTTTACCCAAGTGGTTTACATACTGCTAGCTATTCGGCATCTTGCGTTCGCAAGGTTACAGCCTATATAGCTTGGCAGCCACAACCGTTGGCTGTCATGGGTCCAATGGACGAGGTCCTCAGAGGTCTTTTAGACTCTCTTGGCTTCGAACTTAATCCTCGTATCATATGGGATGCGATTCCATTTACCTTCGTCATTGATTGGTTCTTTGGCGTTGGTTCATGGCTCGATCGCTTCCGTGTTGATGCTTTGGAGTTGCCCGTTGCCCTCGTAGACAGTTTTCTGCAATACGAGGAGACCTTACATATCGAGTGGACTTGGTTACGTGCCAATGATGGCACTTACACCACTCGTCCCAAGTCGGCAGGGGCTACCTATGAAAGAAAATTCTTTCACAGGATGCCAATCTATCCAGATCCGGCTACTTTAGCTGGACTCGGATGGAAGCTGCCGTCCCTTAACCAAGCTGAGCTCCTTTTGAGCTTAGCTACCGTCCTTAAGAAATAAGGACGTGATGGTGGTAGGTAACTACTGCTTCACCCGTTGTTCATACCTCTTTTTAGTATGTCAACATTCACCCTCGTCATGAGGGAGGAGCACCTATATGGCGCTAGCTGCAACACAGGCCTTGTCAAAGGATTCGCCCACAGACGTCGACACGAACACGGTTTCATACGCGTTACGTGCTGCCGATCTGGGACGTTCCGAGTTTTCCGTCGCTGGGTTAACTTTGCCCAGCGCCAAAAAGCTTACAGTCTCTCACGAGACTGGCAAGGCTGGTGAAGAGCGGCATCTCGTGCGTCTCGACCGAACTGAGGTCGACGCATTTGGTGTCGCTGCGACGGTATCGACGTATGTCGTTATCGTTCGCCCATCTAACACGGCTATCACGGCCGCGATCTGCATCGAGGAGGTTAATCGATTGATCGATTTTCTCATCGAGGGCGGATCGAACGCGAACGTGACAGCTATCTTGAACAACGAGGTTTAATACCTCGGAACTCAAGTTATAGCGGCTCGTATCGTACTGTTAGGTATGCTTCGAGTGATGTGTATCTCGGCGCTCTCTAGGGTTGCTTCTCGGAGGTGTTCCAATGTTAATTGGTGACCTGAAAAGCCTTGGTCTTTTGTGGACCAACCTAGCGAAGAACCGGCGCTATCAACCTTACGTTTCTGAGTTTGATATTCAAACTTTTAATCGAAGGTTGCTTAACGAGGGTTTGACATTCATTGCTGAGACTCTCCCTACTATAGGGAAAGCTCTAGATAGCTTCCATTCCACTTTAGAATGGACTTGTCCTCCCGGTTGGGAGTCAACAAGAGGTCGAAGGAGTGGTTCCGACGCACCTGAATATTTCTGTCTTGACTCTTCTGATGTCCTCCCTCCGGAGGGCCTCTCAGATTATGTTATAGACGGGAATATATCCAGGTTCTACGTCGTACCTCTTTTCCTACACACCGCTATTGAAGCAGCATTGAATGGCGACTCTATAGCCGTAGATTGTGTGCGTCAACTGACGCTCATTTTCTATAAACTGGAGGTAGGCCATGGTAAAGAGAAGGTTGAGCAATTCCTCGAGCGCTTTAAACAAGTCGATCGAGGTCTTGTATCTGTCTTTGATAGCAGCAATGTTATACAAGCTGATATCATTGTTCAGATGAGGCGAGATTTGGAGAGGATTTTGTGTAATTACAATCCTCTCCATATCAAGCCTTCTCACGGCAGCGGTGCTACCGCTTGTCGTACGCCTAATTGGAAGAAGCATCATAGAACTCTTCAATATTTTGAGAAGTTAGATGATGTTTATCCATACTCGGAGTACTTCTTCTATAACTTTACTCATCTCAGTGATGAGATGAGTAGGTTAGAGAGTGCTCTTCCCATTGCCGTCCCTAGGGCGAGAGTTTGTCTCGTCCCAAAGGATTCCCGAGGACCGAGAGTTATTTCATGTGAACCTGCTGAATTAATGTTCATTCAGCAAGGTATCATGAGGTTGCTCTATAGGATCCTCGAGACCCATGAACTCACTTCTGGTCAGATAAATTTTTCTGATCAGACGATAAATCGTGAGCTTGCGTTTCAATCATCGAAAGGTGATTTAGACCTGGCTACGATCGATTTATCGGACGCATCCGACCGTGTTTCCCTCGAACTAGTTGAAAAGGTTTTTCCTGATCGCTGGGTCGAGGCCCTCAAAGCTTGTCGCTCTGAGGAGACGGAGTTGCCAAATGGTGAGATCATAAAGCTTAACAAGTTTGCCCCTATGGGTAGTTCTTGTTGCTTTCCAGTTGAAGCGCTCGTCTTTTGGGCGTGCGCGAGGGCTTCCATACGTATATTAGGGAATGTTAAACACATTCCTCACGTATACGTCTACGGCGACGATATCATATGCCCGAGTATTTACTATACTCAGGTTATGAGTGGACTCCATCTCATTGGCCTTCAAGTCAATGAAACAAAGTCTTATTGGAGAGGTCCCTTTCGGGAATCCTGCGGTGGTGATTATCATAATGGTTATGATGTCACACCCGTAAGAGTCCGTAAGTCCCTCTCTAAGTCGCGTACCTCTGTCACAACTAACGCAGATTTGGCTAATATGTTTATTGCCAAATTTGGATACACTGATGCCTCC